GCTGCACGCTGCTGGTGCTCCGCGGCCAGCCGCAGCTGTTCGGCCTGCTGCTTTTCAGCATTGGCGCGCTGCAGCTGGCCCTCCATGCGGTCCATCTCCCGCGCGGTTTTCACGCTGATGCCCCGCTGCGCCGCCAGCGTTTCATAATATTCATCGTTCTTCACCCGGCCGTTTTTCACGGCATCGATCAGCCCGTCCATGTCGCTCATGTCAATGCCGTAGGCTTCGGCCAGCACCTTGCCCAGCTCGTTCAGCTGCGGGTTTTCCCGGATGCTCTGCACCGCCATCCGCGCAGCATGCTGCATGGCCTCTTCAAACTCTTCCGGGTACTGCTGCATCGCCTTCGCAAAGGCATTCCGGCGCTGTTCCGGTGTCAGCTGCACATTTTCTTCGGTTTCGCCGCCCTGCTCCTGCTCGTTGCCCTTGTCCGGTTCAGCTTCCTCCTGCGCCAGCCGTTCGGCATCGACTTTGGCTCCCTCATTGAGGGAGCTTCCGCCCGCAGGCGGCTGAAGATTTTTTTCTGTCGTCACTTTTGCCGCTTTGCCCGGCCTGCTGCGCTTCGCAAGCCGCTCCTGTGCGGGCCGCAGGGCAGGCGGTGCCACCGGGCTGCTTTCGCCCTCTGCAGCTACCGCACCCTCTCCGGCCCCGTCACCGGCACCGCCGTCCGCAAACAGCTGCAGATCCATGTTGTCCGCATCGTTTGCATGCAGGTTCACAAACCGCACATTCGCCGGATACTGCTGCGCCAGCAGCATCAGCCCATCCATCACCAGCTCAAACTTCGCCAGAGTGTCAAGGCTCCAGCTCGCCTGTACACGCAGGATATTGTCCCCGCCCGGGTCGCAGGTCACAGTGCCGCTATCCACGCTGTAAGCCAGGCTCTGCATCAGTGTGCTCACCGCCGCGCACACAATGTCCTGTCCTTTCGGCGCATAGCCCGCGTGTCCCGATGCCTGCAGGCTCATGTCCTTCCCTTTTTTGTCGTAAATAATGGTGATCATTCTGCTTTTCTCCTTTACTCCTTGTTCGGGTTATTCACGTCCATGGCCCGCTTTGCGGCCTGGGTCGCCATACTGTTGCTCCCACTTTCGCCCACCACATCTCCCAGACTGTTGGTGGTGTCCTTCGCGTCCGCGGTCCCGCCGCCCCCTGTTCCGGCAGCGCCGGCAGCCTGTCCGGCCGCGCTGGCTGCTGCGCTCACGTTGGTGCCGTTCTGCTGGTCAATGATGGCGGCCATCTTCTGCATCTGCTGTGCCATCTGCTGCAGCTGCTGGTACAGCGTGCCGTTCTGGCTCACCCTCTCCCGCACCTTCTCAATGCCTTCAAAGTCCATCATTTCCAGCGCAGCAAGGGCAGCATCGGCGTTGGCCGGTGCAAAGAATCCCAGCTGGTAGCACTCCTTTGCCGTCTCGTTCTGAGAAAGGCGGCTGAAAGTGCTTTTCTTTGCCGCGCTTACCGTAATGTCGAACACCGGCTCATGGTCGCCCAGCTGCACACCGCCTACATTGCCGCCGGGCACGGCCTGCAGCATCGCATTGCTGAACGGCACATACTCCACGCCGCCGCTCTCGCCGGTAATGCGGTATACCCGCTCTTCGTCGTAGAACTGCCGCATCAGCTCGATCACAAGGTAGCATTCTTTTGCAAACGTCCGGTACGCGCTTTTCAGCATATCGCGGCTAAGTTTGCTGCCCGCCTCCTGCAAAGCCGCAATGGCGCTTGCCGCTGTCAGGCCGCTGGTGGTTCCGCCCTGGCTCACATCCCGGTTGCCGCTGATTTCCTTCAGCTCGCTCACCCGTGCATCCCGGTAGCTGATGCAGTTGCCGCTCAGTACATTGGTCTGCAAAGGCCGGAAACTGTCGTCCGTCAGCCTGCCCACCACGTGCACGATGTCCTTGCCAAAGTCGGCCAGCTCTTCTTCGTTCACACCCGCTGTGTCGCTCAGCACATAACGGGCCTTTGCAGCCAGTTTCACGTTTTCGTCCATGGCGTGGTTCATCTCGTCAATGGCGGTCTGGGTGTCCTTCATCACGTCGATGTACCCAAAGCCCGCCGGGCTGTCCTCTTCCATGAACAACGGGTCAAGCACAAAGGGGTATTTCCCGTGGTCGTAAAAGCCCCGCTGGGCATACTGCGGGTCGTTCTCGCTGGCATACAGCACCACGCCGTTGCAGTATTTGCAGTAATGCAGCACCGTCTGCCCGCTCTCAAGGGCCTTTTTGTAATACCAGTCCACCACCACGCTTTTGTCGCTGGTGTCAATGCTGTCGTCGTGGATGTACTTTGCCACATCCATGCTGCTGCCCGTGTGCCCGGCCATCTGCGTGTATCGCCCTTCCAGCTGGTCATTGTCCATAAGGCTCAAGCTGAACAGGTGCGGCGTGTCCTGAATATCTTCCACGCCCGGCTCCCAGTACAGCATCAGCAGGTTCACGCTCCGGATGCAGATCTCGCCAAGCCCGCCGCGCGCCGCCGGGTCCCAGAACACGCCCTTCACGCCGGTGCCGGTCTTCAGCTTGCGCCACCATGTGTCGCTGTACACGGTCTCGTAGTCGCACTGCTCCAGCACCGTGGGCAGGATCTTGGAAAGCGCTTTTGCTGTTTTCTCGTCGTCCTCTGCCCGCGGCAGCACGTTCGGTTCCGGGTAGTTGTCCATGGCATCGGCGTGCTTGTTGGCAATGCTGTTGAACAGCCATCCGCTGGAAGGCTTGGGCTTGCCCTGCATTTCCTTGTTTTCGTAATTTTTCCAGTACCCCATGCGAAACCACAATTCGTTATCCACAATGCGCTTGTCAAGGGCTGCTTTTCCGGCCTTGTATTTCTGCAAAATGTCGTTTGCCTTGCGGATGTCCTCTTCCCCGATCACCTGCTGTGCGGGCAGTTCCGGCTCTGTCGTCAAGCCGTTTTCCCCCACCAATGGTGCTTCATCGAAGTGGTTGATAAACTGTTCAAATTTTTCTCCGTCCACGTTCCCGCTCCTTTTTCCTGATGCCGTTTATCGCTATCGTGAAAATGCATTCGGAGCGGCCCGCAGGCCGCGACAAATGCGAAAAATAAAAATCAAATTCCGCTGTATATGCCCAGAGCGCACGCGGTGGGCATTCAAATCGTTTCACACCCTCATCACCCGCGTCCGGCTCTTGCGTCTGTCCATGTCCAGCGGGTCATCTTTCATCGGCTGCACCGGTTCGGTCTTTCTGGGGCTGATGGGGTTTTCCATCAGCACATACCGGCACTCGTCGTAAATGTGGTCTTCCTGGGTGGTGTCAATGTCTTCCACCCGGCTCTCGTCGTACACAAGGTTCGGAATGGTGCGGATAAAATGCCTGCAGGTATCAAATACCTGAAACATCGGCCTGCCCTCGCCGTCAAATGCCAGCCGGTAGTGCAGCTGCATCTTGCCTGCAAGTCGCGTGTGGTCGCCCGGTGTCCAGAAGATGTAATTCGGGTGCTTTTCCTGCATGGCCGCAATGCTCTCGCCCTGGCTCTCGTTGAAGATAGCCGGGTCTGCCACGCCGGTAATTTGCCGCCCGCGCAGCATTGGGTCGTTTTCCTCCGCTTCCTTGATGCGCCGCGCCTGCTCTACCGGGTCTATCTTCAAGCCTTCGTTGGGCACGCCGGTGCAGCCGTACAGCTCCTTGATGCGGTAAAGCCGTCCTTCCTCGTCCGCTGCGTACCAGCCAACGGAGAAAGGCTTTGCATAGCCAAAATCGTACCCGCGCCAGATGCGCCAGTGTGCCGGAATGCGGAACGGCTTGATCACATGCGTCCACCGCTGATCCTCGTAGTGGGCCGGGTCGTTGCGCCATTCGGTAAATACCTGCCCGTTAAAACTGTCCCAGTCGCCGTAGAGCAGCGCCTGCTTTTCCGCTTCCGGTAAGCTTGCCAGCGTGCCCAGATATCCCGGGTCGTTTTCCAGCAGCTTTTTGTTGTCAAACACCGTGGACGGGATAAACACCCTTGTCCGCCGCAGCTTTTCTACCCCGCCGTCCGGTTTTTTCACATCCACCAGCTGCACCATCCTCGTGCCCGGTGGTGCCGGTGTAATGAACCGTGCCTTCACCCATCCGTGGCCAATGCCGCCGGGGTTCGCCGTGGCCCGCATGTACACTGCCGTGCCCGGCCCGGTAGGTCGGTTGCGGCTCATCAGGTAGCTGTATTCCTCCCAGGTAAAGTGGGTCAGCTCGTCCACGCCGATAAAATCAAAGGCTTTGCCCTGATAGTTGTATTTGTCCTGTGTGCGGAACATGCTGCCAAAGTAGATCTTCGCCCCGCTCGGAAAGGTCCATACGTGGCTGGAAGCGTTGTACCGCGCTTTCGGGAATACCGGCTTGTAGTACTGCATCGTCTTGTCGATCAGCTCCGAAAGCTGCGGGTAGGTTTTCCGCACGATCAGCCCGCGGTAGTGCGGAATGTCCACCTGCCGCAGCGCTTCGATCACCAGTGCATCGCTCTTTCCTCCGCCTGCTGCCCCGCCGTACAGCGCTTCGTCCTCGCTGCGGCGCATAAAGGCTGCCTGCTTGGGCTGCGGCCGCCAGATGACCAGCCGGTTTTTATACAGTTCCGCTGCCATCCAGCACCACCTCCTGCTGCCCGCCCTCGTCCTGCCGCTCCATCAGCACCGCCGGGGCCGCGCTCTGGCCGCTGCCTTCGTCCTTCGGCACCAGTGCCGCAGCCTTTTCTGCTACTGTCAGCAATACCGCTGTCACCTTGGCCGCGTCTTTGTCGCTCATGGCAAAGCTCTCGTACCGCTCCAGCTGCTTTTCCAGCTCGGTGCGCTCTTCGTCCGTCAGTTGCCGGTCGTAGGTCCCCGGTGCGCTGCGTATCACAAGGCCTGTCTCGGCAGCGTCCTGCAGGTTTTCTTCCTCGCTCTTCAGCAGCACGCCCAGCTCATAGTTTTTGGCCCGTGCATCCTCATCCAGACGCTGCTGCAGCTTTGTCCGTATCTCGGCGGCGCGCTGGTTCTCTGCTGCGCGCTGCTGCAGGTAGCTCACCTGTGCCTTTGCGCCCAGCGCCGCTCTGGCTGCGATTTCCCGCGCCGCTTCGGCCCGTGCTTTTGCAAATTCTCCGTCCGGCTTCTTTGCTTCCTCTGCCACCCAGCTGCGGATGGTGCTCTCCGGCACACCGTATTTTCTCGCCACCGCACAGATGGAGTTTGTGCCGATCATGGCCATCACCACCTCGGCCCGCACCTTTGCCGGGTACTTTTTGCCCCGGCCCTGCCTGCCCGGCACGGTGTTTTTGCAGTATCTGCGCTCAGCCATGCCCGGCCCTCCTTCCTGTGCTGTTGCTTTCAGCCTACCACCAAACAGCCTGCAAAAACACTGCGGACATTTTGCGGTCGTCGCAGCGAGTACGGGTTGTAGCTCCCAGCGTCTGCTTCGGCCCTTGGGGCGGGCCTTGCATCCTGCTGGCCACGGCCCCAACAACTCCTCCCTGTTTCCGCCACTGGCGGCGGTCGTCGTTGTTGCATCACAAAACCACCGGATGCATCCGCACCCAGTGTTTCAGATCAGCCCTGCTTTTGCAGCAAACACCGCTGCCGTGCTCAGCGTTTCCAGCTCCTTGTGGTAGTAGGTCGTCCGCCCAATGTGCAGCCTTTCGATTGTTTCCGCCTCCGGCCGCTCTTCCAGATACCGCAGCCTGAGCAGATCCGCACAGGTCTCGTCCACCTCGGCATAGTAGTCCAGCACCTGCCGGATCACCCGTCCCCATGGGTCCGGCCCTGCGGCCGCACAGCCTGCCGCGTCCGCTGCTTTCTGCTTGCGCCCGTACTGCCGCAGCGCCTTTCTCACAGCCTTCTTCTGCTGTCTGGTCACTCGTCCACCGCCTTTCACGGCTCTATCTGCTTTCCAAAATTTCCCTTCATTCGCAGTTTCGGCCCGTTTCCGTCACTGTCCGCGCATTTTTACGCTGATTTTGTGTATTTCTCCGCGTTTCGCGCAATTATTACACGCAAAATAAAATAATTTTATCTGTCAGGTGCGAACTTTCGCAAACCCTCTCCGCCGCAGGATCAGATACGCCTGCGCTTCGGTAGCCTCCCATCCGTCTGGCCGCGGCCTGTCCGCTTCGTACAGCTGTCCGGGGTCATAGATCATCACCTGTACCACCTCAAAACCCGGATAGTGCTGCTCCCACCAGTAGGCATTCTCTGCGCATTCGGTGCAGCCCTTGCGCAGCTGGCGTCGGCTCCACTTCGTGTCGCTGGGTGCCAGTTCTTCCGGCTGGCTCAGATTGCGTGTTTCAATGCAGGCCCGCTCTTTGTGGCCGTATATGTAGCCTATGGTCCCGTTCTTGCCCACACCAAAGCACTGGTGCAGCGCAATGATGATGCACCAGCGTGTCATTTCCGCAGTGCCGTCCCGCGTCAGATCCAGCTCCTGCCGCAGGTTCATTTTCTGCTTCACTGCTGTTTCACTCCTTCCCGGTACTGCTCAAACAGTGCGATCCAGTCCTGTGTGCTCAGCTGTTTGTCCCGGCTCGCTTCGCTCAAAAGCCGGTATGCACTGCTTTCCTTGTCGGCCGGGTGCTGCCAGTCCAGCTTTTTCAGCTCTTCGGCCATCCGGGCACGGTATTCTTCCAAGATCATCTTCGTTTCCCTTTCACGGCTCCCCGCGGTCGTTCATCCAGCTGGCAGCCAGTGCTCTGGCATCCGTCAGCTTGTCGCACAGCATGTTCACCGCGGTTTCCTTCATCCACTCCGGCAGCCGGTCGGCCTGCAGCAGAGCCGCACCCATGTCCCGCACAAGCTCTTCACCGTACTGCTCCATCCGCTGCCAGATCTCCGTTTCTTCCGGTGTCATGTTCATCGGAGGCCGCATCTCAGCCCGCCTTTCTCCGGCTTTTCGGCTTCACCGTGTCCGCCGGGGCTTTGTGTGCCTTGTTGCCTTTCCTGCTTTCCTTGTCCGCACAGCAGCCAAGGCCCAGCATGGCCAGCGCTGCCGCCAGCAGCACCAGCGCCGCAGCGGCCCAGCCCAGCATTTCCCAGCCGTTCGCGCTGTGCTCAATGCCGCTGGATACCAGCAGCGCGCCAATAGCCGTCACCATAGCTGCCATGTACCACAGGCTTGCCCGGATGGTTGCTTTCAGTTTCACTTGTGTTTCCTCCTGTTTCGTGTTAAACTTCTGGTGATAGTGGCTCAAAACTATCACCCTGTAAGCTCGTCGGTGTTCGCTGCACCGGCGGGCTTTTTGTTTGGCCGGTTCAGTTTTCCCTGTTCCAGTGCCCGGTTCTTGTCAATGCGCCACAGCCGCGGTCCCACCTTTTCGGCAGGCAAAAGCCCGCTGCGGCACATCTTCTGCACCGTCTTTTTGTCAATGCTCATCAGTTCGGCGTACTGTGCCGGACTCAGATATGCCGGCAGCTGCCGCGCATCATAGATCCGCGCTTTTCTCATATTACGTCTGCCTCCTCAATCCGGGCTGAAGGTCTGAAACCGGCATTCTTCTCCCGTTTTCGCTTTTATGTACCCGGCATTCTCTGCATCCGCCAGGCTGTAAAAGTCAAATTTTTCTTTCAGGCACGCCAGCACCTTCCGCTGCATCGGCTCCGGCACGCCCGCCTGCCGCATCGCCATCAGGCAGTATCCCATGCAGGCTGCATTGCTCCACGGTTCACTCAGCCCTGCCAGTGCCTGCATGGCGTATTCTTTTTCCATCATTGCTTTTCTCCTTTCGTACACTTCTCCTCCTTGACAAAGGCTCCCTCCCCGAGGGAGCTGTCGGCGCAGCCGACTGAAGGAGTCTCATGCGCTCTTGCCACTTCTCCCTTTCCTGTGCTACAATCATCTCAAAATAGGAAAGGAGGTATTTTCACGGCATCACAGTTTCAAATCCGTACCAAAGATATCCCATTGCTCGTTCATGCGCTGCAATCGCTCGAAACTGTACCGGATACATGGTTCGGATCTGTAGACGACCCTTCTTTGATCTCTGAAATGAAGAATGCTGCCCGCGCCCTTCCGGTCAAACTGCGGCTCAAGACTCTTCAGCTGTCAAGCCTCGATGTTCTGGCTCTGCAGCAGGCTTGCTGCTATCAGTGTTTAGAGTGCAAGCTTTCAAGGCAGGACTACAAACTGCTGGAAGACTATTCAAATCAGTTCGCAGCACTTCTGGCTTCTGGCAATCTTGGTATGTTACAGTAAATATCTTTCCTTGCGCGCCATTCATAAGCGCTGCTCTCTGTGCCCGCCTCAGGCGGGCTTTTTCTTTGTTTTCGTCCACATTCTCTCTCCTTTCATCTCCCGATCCACAGGTCCAGCCCGGCCGCTGCCAGCAGCACACCGGCAAACACCATGGGCGGGTAGCTGATCCACCATCCCACATTGAACACCACCGATCCGATCAGCCCGATCAGCAGTGACCACTTCCGGCGGCTCATGCGCTCTTCTCCGGGGTTGCGGGGTGGTCAATTCCGAAAAGTTCATTCGGAGTAACTCCCAGTGCCTTACAAATCGGTACAACATCATCTGATGTCAGCCGCTTCCTGCCACGTAGCAATGCGTTAAACTTCTTCGGGTCATACCCTGCTGCCCTTGCCACCGCAGATTGTTTCAAACATTTTTCATCAATGATTTTGTAAATCATGTCCGTTGCACTCATTCCATACGCTCCTTTCATGTACAAGTTTCTTGGACATTTTTACAGTAGCACAAGTTTCTTGTTTCGTCAAGAGCTTTGTACAAATTTCTTGTACTTTTGTCTTGACTTTTCAAGACAGCACCTTTATACTGACCATAGAACGACAATTTTAGGGGGTGTTACAAGTGTCCTTCGCAACCCGTCTCAGACAGGCCCGTGAGCAGTCCGGTCTTACACAGCAGGACCTAGCAGAAAAGCTTGGCGTCACAAAAAGCGCTATAGGAAACTATGAAAACGGTGTCAGCAGTCCAAAATGGGACGTTCTTCTAAAAATTTTTGACATTCTTCAGGTAGAGCCAAATTTCTTGTACCAGGACAGCTTTTCGTTAGACGTTTCCGAATCCCGTTCTCTTACCCCCCAGCAGTCCGCGCTGCTGTCGTCCTTCGATCAGCTCAATGAGGAAGGCCAGCAGAAGGCCGTGGATTATGTAGATGATCTGGTGCTCACCGGGCGCTATAAAAAATGTGCTGCGCTGGACGTGGATAAAAATGCAGCAGAAGCATAAAAAATAAGCCGCCTTTCGGCGACTGTAGTGTGGAGGTAATATCATGCAGTTGAAAAAGCGAATCGTTTCTCTTGCGCTTGCGGCAATGCTTCTGGTTACTGCTCCAGTCTCGGCGTTTGCCACAACGAAATTTAATCAGAGTGTTTTCGATAATCGTGATGATCTTCGTATTTCCACCGATATAATGGCCGGAGAAACCTCAGTTGTGCCCACTGCTTTAGATGACGGCCAAATGATTATTCCCGTTCTCGATGCAGGTGCCGTAATTACAGTTCAGCCTGGTATATTCTTGGATGATAGCAAAGATACTTTCATTCTGATGTTCAAATATCTAGGCGTTGATTGGGCTAAACTAAACGGCATTATCATCAAAATCGGTGATAACCGCTATTCCTTTTCAAACTGCTATTCTTCTCATTCTATAGACGATGGCTATGCTTCTGAGTACGTTGCTTTCTGCATGAAAGACCAAACCACTGATATGATGAAGGATTTCGCTGACCATCGTGATGAAGAAATCAATGTAAGGCTTGTCGGCTCTGCTAAATCCATAGACTTTGTTCTCACGGATACTGTCAAAAACACTTTACTTGATATGTATGATTTGTATGTTGCTGGTGGTGGGATGCGTAGCGGCAACATGTATCAGATCTCCGAGTTCGATCAAGTATACGTTGAAAAGAACGGAAAACGTGTCATTGGCAATGTTGTTACAACTGTTCTTGACCTTGCAACTGGGCATATACCTGCTAATTTCTGACTTTACAGAGCGCCCAGCCGGGCGCTCCTTTTGCAAAACAAAAAGCCTGCCGGTTTTGCCCGGCAGGCCTCATAAAACTTACTTCAAAACAAACTGCACCACGATCGACAACGCAAATGCAATGCCAGATGCCCACCAAATTATCTTGTGGTTCTTTCCATCCGGCAGTCCGCGCTGCTCTCGTCCTTCGACCAGCTCAACGAAGAAGGCCAGCAGAAGGCCGTGGATTATGTAGACAATCTGGTGCTTACCGGGCGATATAAAAAATGTGCTGCGTCTGGCTTGGGCAAAGAAGCATAAAAAATAAGCTGCCTTGCCTTCGACCAAAGCAGCTCATTTATGTCTTGTTCATGAAGAAATCTTGAATTTTTATTGCTTGTCAAGCCCCAATTTTAAATTTTTCCGTTGCTCTCGCAACTTTTCGCTGTAAAAATTGTTTACAATCGGCGGGCCAAAGCGTATAATACAAGTAACGGAACCCGCTAAGCCTCTGGGTGCATTGCATCTATGCGTATCATGGCGGGTCTTTTTTTATGTCAATTTCTGAGGATGTCCAATATGCCTGAAACAAAATCTTTTTGTACCTATGAACAGCAGCTCCAAATTCTGAAAAGGCGCGGCTTATCAATTGCCGATGATGCTTTGGCCCTTCAGTGGCTTCGGGAAAAGAATTATTATCGCCTGAGCGCCTATTCCCTCACGCTGCGGCACAAAAGTCCTTCTACTGGAGAAGATGAATTTTTAAAGGACTCATCTTTTTCTACAATCATCGACCTTTATCAGTTTGATGAACCGTTTCGTGCTGCTATCTCTCACGCTGCAGCTATTGCAGAAACCAACCTCAAAGCCTATATTGCTTACTACCATGCCCGCCAATACGGT